CAATGCAGAGGCTTCTTTTTGGAAAGCTGCATATTGGCTTTCGTCAGCAAACATGACCAGTTCTTTTTCAACTCGGTTGCCGCTTTTGTAGAAGTCACGCAATTGCTCTTTTACAGAACGATTGACATCAGCAGTAACGGTCTTGGCGACCTTGATAACTGCGGGAGCTTGCACAGCAGAGACTTTGGCCTCCAGCGCAGCAACCATTTCCGCAAATTCGGCTTTAACGGCCTCAATAGCGGCAGGGATTTTTGCTTCAACAGCAGAAACGCTCTCGGCTTGTTTAGCTTCGATTGCGTCCAATTTATCGAGAATAACTTGAGTCATGATTAACCTTTCAGTCGTTTATCTAGGAGTTTAAGAAGCTCTCTTTGCTCTAAGGCTTGGAGAATCTTCGCTTCGGTTGCTTCCGCTTCTGAATCTCTCAAAATCGGTTCAGCAGGTTTTTTCACAGCATCTCGCTGCTCAATTACTTGCTTGAATACAGAAGCAGCAGCAACCGCATTCTGTTTAGAAACCCCTGCATCTCGCAAAGATTGTTCTAATTGTCGCAAATCAACAGAGCCGTCTTCCATGAAGAACTCTAGCTTGCTGACTTCTGCTTGTGGATTATTTGGATACATGACCACCGATACTTCACGCAGGCCACCTTTGGTGATTTGGAAGTACGCCTCATCGCCCTGATCTGGCTCGCCATCTGCGTTAACCATTTGATAGTCTTCAGCGTATGCGCCAACGGAAACACCGCCAAACATCTGGGGCGACTCTTGCATGATCTTGTAAAGGTCTGAGCCTATCGTTGTATTTGTATACATACGGCCCGTGGCGGTCATGCCTGTGTCGGTAAACTCAAATGCAGTCCACTCGCCCACGGGAACAGCGTCTGAGTTGTGGTTAACAAACATGGGCAGGGGTCGGGCATTCTGAGCAAACTCATTTGCCCAATCCATAAAGCCCTCGGGCTGGTAGTTAAAGCGCCGACCGTCTGCACCTTCCCGTGCGCCCCATGTCGTTACTGTTGCTTCGATTTTACCCGTTTGTGATTCGCTTTTCGCTTCTACGATTAGTTGCGCTTCGCAGATCATGGTCAGATTTTGTGTCATTGATTACCTCATCGACTTTAGTTCGGTCAATGTCATATATTGTTGGGCGACCCCGCTTCTGTTGCGGTTTAGCTTTATAGCTTTGCAACAATGCTACCATTTTTTGAAAATCAATGGGCATTTTTATTTGCCTATGTTCATTTTCTTAGTTTGGTTGCCACCGCCGCCGCCCGTGTCCTGTGGGCTAGAGCCTTTGATTGGCTCCTGTTTTGTCATGTCTTTTAGCTCGTCTGCCCCTTCGATGTTGGGCATCCCCATGTATTCTCTTGCCTCATTGGGGGTCATAACCCCTGCGCCAACGCCTGCCACAGCAAAGTTCATCTGGCTCAAAGGGTCGCCCTTTAAGAAATTCCTTGTGTCGAATTCTACCGACAAATTAGGAAATCCAACAAATAAATGTTGCTTGAGCTTTTGCTGCAAGTTAATCAAAGTCGGGTACATGGAGCTTTTGTAAAACTCATCCATCATTGTTTGAGTGTTATTGTACTTCTGGTCGGCAATGCCAATCATTGCTGGGGGTACGCCGAACAAGCCACAAATACGCTTCATCGTCTGCTCTTTCAGCTTGGCGCAGTCCGTGTCTTGCAGATTAAGCATATTCAAAGGCGTGTACTTCATGCCTTGATCTAAAAGCATACCCTGACCCGCCTTGGAAGGGTCTGACTGCTTGGAGCCAACCATTGCTGACCACGCTTCTTTAAGCCTAGCAGCGATTTCTTTGTATTTGCCATCAGGGATTACATTTTCAGTTGTAAACATTCCCGAGGGCTTGGCCCCGTTTTGCATAATGTAATTCGCATACATATCAATGTCTTGGTCTAGGCTTACCAGCTCCGCAGCCAACAGTCCTTTGTTAAAGCCAGCCGAGCCTTGCCAGTTCATTTCTTTAATGTGCATGACCTGATGGGCAGACAAGGGCTGATCTTTGCTAAACCCATAAGACGGGGTTGATAGCCTGAAAGATGGATAGCGGGTTGGCGTAATCGTGACTGAGATCAGACTTGAATCCAGCAAGTACATCTCTAACGGGGTCTCGGTAGATGACTCCTGATTCTTTCTCCACCACAGCGTAAACGCCTCGCCCGACAGCTCGTACCACATTAACCATTGGTAAAAGAATTCGTAAGTTGATTGAAAGTTATTAGGCTGCGCCAGCAGATTAGCGACTTGTTTGGCCTTGGCCTTATCCCGTGCTCCAACGGTTGTTGACTTTATAGCGTCAACATACACGCCGTCATCGGACTGGGAAACGACCCGAATTGGGAGTTGACTTAACGCCCGAGCTTTTGCCGCTACGCAAGCAATTACCGTGCTGTTGCGGGTCAGCAAAGTCATGTCCACAGGGCGACCAGCACTGTTGGAAGTGCCCGTTGTTACATAAAGTAGCTGAGTCGCTGTGTTCGGATACTGCTGAGTACCCTGATAAATGACATTATTGCCTAGCGCAGTCTGCCCAAAGAGCGTGTTGCTTTCGCTTTTTATTGTGTCTTTTTGCTTGAAAATATCAAATAAAGCCATGTTTTACCCCTTAAAAGGTACGAAACCCAAATCCGCTAGAACCCGCATTGTCCAAACTGCAATGTATGGCAATGATTAAACTAATAATACCATCAACCTTCGCTGATTTGTCTGCCTCGTTCTTACGGACTTTGATGTTTCCATTCACATCTTCGTACACTTCGCAATTTCCTAGCTGCCATCCTACAAACGGGTTTGCATCATGTTTGACAGAATAGTTAAGAATCAACTTTTCCAAATGCTTGCTCGGGTTGCTTAAAACTGCCATGCCCTGCCCGACCTTCTTAACGGGAAGTCCTGCCTCGTTCAAACGGGCGACTAGGCTTGCAGCGTTGTAAGCGTCAAAGCCGATCTCTTTTACATCGTACTTGGAGCATTGGCTAATAATGTAATCGGAAATCTCCCTGTCGTCCATCACATTGCCTTCTGTGATCTGGAGAATCCCCGATCTACGGGCCACGGCAAATATCTCGCCATAATGCTTGGGGATTAAATCGTAGCCGTCTGAGGGTAGAAAGAACTTAAACTCTGCTTCGTAATCGTCATCAGCAAACCGCTTGAGCGTACAGACTGCGTTCAAATCCCTTGTTGCCGCTAAGTCAAAGCCCATAAAGACGGCCTCTGGCTCACGCTCCTCAACAATCTTGCACTTATCGCTGTCCCAATATGCACGGTCAACCCATGCAGAATTGGCGCTGACATAGATGTTTAGGGTTTTGCAAAGGAACTCATTTAGCGCCGCTGGTTTGTGCTTGGCCTCCTCTGCCCTTTGAGCAATAGCTTCTTCAAAGATTGAAATGCCGTGCATAGGGTTTGCCTTGGCCCATGTCTGGGGGTCTCGCCAATCGTCCCCCGGGTCTAGGCTGTATAGCAACCCAAACCATCGAGGGTTATCAGTTGCCTCGCCCGTTAGCATGGTTTGCAGCATCTGCATATCTTCGTAAAACTTTGTCTCCTTGGTGAAGCTCGCCGTTGTGATGTATATCCGTAGCGGGTTTTGCCGTGCCACCATGCCAGAGTGTAGAACCTCAATCGAGTTCCTGTCCACAATCTGAGCTGCCTCATCCACAATGGCGCAGCTCGGGTTCATGCCGTCACCCGTCTTTTTAGCATCTCGGCTTAACGCTTTAAACATCGATTGCGGGTCGCCAGCCTTCTGTATCTGATGCCTGCCGCTAGCGTAAAGCGCTGCCACATCGTGCGGCATAGCCTCAATGAACCCAGTCGCCGCCGTAAAGACAATGCTTGCTTGATCTCGGGTTGTCGCCAAGGAATAGACCTCAGAGCCTGCCTCGCCAAAGGCCAGCTCGTACAAAGCTATCGCTGCCGTTAGAGTTGACTTGCCTGCCTTGCGAGGGATAAAAATAATCACATCCGAGACCATGCGCTTGCTTGGGTCTTTTTTTGCCCTAAACCCATAAATCGCACAAAGCGCAAATATCTGGAAGGGCTGAAGGTCTAGGGGTTTTCCTGCGTCTGGGCCTTTTGTGTGTTTGAGCGTAGAGATAAATTCTAGGATGTGTGCGACATACTTAATGTGGAATTCCCAAGCCCAGTCCTTGTTTTCCAGTTGGTCAAGGAATCTTTGACAGGCCAAGCGTATGTTGCGGCAAACTGCTATCTCGCCCTTTGATACCTCAACAGCATAGATAATGCCGTCTTCGTAATTCATGGGCCTGAAAGCAATTTAGCGTACTTGCCGCCCTCTTGCTTGTTTGTTGCAAGCCTGCCTCTAGGGGTCAAGCCCAGCTCATTCATCAGCACCACGGCCCGACTGAGCGCCTTGTCCCCTGCCGTCAGATAAGGGTTTGGCCCCACGGTTGCGCCGTTGTTGAAAGTCGTAACAATGCCGCCCTTTGCTACGCCCTTCATGCACTTGATGTAAATCTCCATCTGGTTTGCCAGCGCAGCCAGAACGTGCTTGTCCTGATTAGAGCCAATGCCGTAAGTCTCCCAAAGGAAGTCAGAAGTCTCTAGCACAAAAGCGTCCCTGTCCCATTTGTCTGGGTCGTCCAGCCAATCGGCTTTGGGAACCCTTAGACGCACAGACTCGGGCAGGGTTGCAGTGCCGTGCTTGGGCTTTGTGCCATGCACCAAGTGGAGTTCAGGTGGGATTTTGTTTGCCATTTTTGTAGTTTACCTTTTTTTAGGGAAACCCCCTAAAGCCAAAAGC